TGATCTGCTTCAGCCCGAGGAAGTTAGCGGGATCATTCCCATTACGACCCAGGCAGCGGTATGGGCGAAGGTCGATACCCACATTACCTTAATGTCAAACACCAAGAACCGGAAGCGGCGCAGGGCATTTTATGGTCACGCTGCTGGCACTAGCATCGCAGATATTCAAGCGGCGGCTGCAGCAATCCCCGTCGAACGAGGTCTGCTTGCGACACCTTGCCCGCTGGTTGCAGATAGCACTGGGAACAAGGTAGTTAAGCCGGGTTATTATATGGCAGCGGCCATTGCTGGGATTTGGGCAGGCCAAGAGTCGCAGCAGCCGGTAACATACAAGTTGGTGAGATTCGACGGTCTTGAAAAGATATATATCGGTCAGGAAATCGAAACGCTTCTGGAAGCCCATGTTTGCCCGATTGAATCGGTCAAAAACGTGGGCTTTCGTATTGTGCAGGGCGTAACCCTTTCAACGAGCGATGACCTCACGCAAAGTGAACTTTCTGTCTCCACGCTGAAGGACGACATGTCAGCTAACCTGGAATCTTATTTCGAGACAAAGTATGTGGGAACTCCAACTGTAAATGGTATCGAGGTAACCATCTACAATGATTTGGTGTCTCAAATTCAGGGATTTCAGAAAAATGGTTGGATAAGCGGATTTGTTTCTGATTCGATAAAGGTTTCGCGAAATGGCACTGTGTTCACTCTGGAGTGGGAGGGGATTCCGACATTGCCAATCAACAACTTCTTGATCACATCACACTTCACTTTGAAGTAAAGAAGGGAGGATTAAGTTATGTCTATTGTTAAAGATCAGCCGGCTCACGCTGGGCATACAATCAAATTGAAGATTGATGGCAAAGAAGTAGGTCGGGCTCAATCCATAAGCGGTCGCCGCTCATTCGGAACAGAAAATCAGTACGAGATTGGTTCTATCATGCCGCAAGAGTCTGTTCCGCTCCGTATGGAGGGAACGGTAACTTTGGAGAAATACCGCATACGCAGACAATCATTGGCCGAATTGAAATTGTCGTCGTACGGTATAGGCATTTTGAATATGAACGTCATTGATATTGAGGTGACGGACAAATATACAGGTGACATCATTATTGTCTATCGTAGTTGCACCCTACAAGAATCGTCCGAGGATTTCAGGGCAAACGCCATGTCTGGCGAGAACGCAACCTGGACGTATTTATCCGCTGACTATGGGACACCAGAATCGGATACCACGAACACATAAGCAATATAGACCAAATTATTATCCGCCCTTCCAGTATCGGAAGGGCTATTTCAATTAAAGGAGAGATCACTTTGGATAACAAAGAACAAAACATTGCTGATATTGGGAAAAAGGTTGCTGCTGGGGGAAAATTGAACGAAGCTGAAGTATTGGATTTTGAGAGTGCTGAAGGAAACCGTTACAAAGGAGTTCTGGTATTCAAAAAGCCGACTATGGCTGATCTAATGAAGATTGGTGGCTTGAAGTCCGAATTTTTGAGAACAGCCGGTGTACAGGATGCCCGCCTAGTTGATAACGATATCCTGTTCACGGCGCATATGTTGGCCACTTTAGAAGTGGTGCTCGTCAAGCGGCCGGAATTTTTATTCAAGCTGAATGAGGTCAAGGAATCGGACCTTATTTTCCATGTTTACGGAAAGTACCAAGTGTGGGAGGCATCTTTTCGCAAGGAATTTCGAGACGCACCTAAGACAGATCGCCCAGCTTCCGAGGGAGAGGAAGCTTTGGATACTCCGTAAATACGTCTATGGCGGTCTTCCTCCTACCGACCCGCGCATTTTGGACATGACAGATGAACAGGTTGAGCTCGAGTTCATTCACATGGATCTGGACCGCAAAGCCAAGGAAGGCAGAAGCGAGGAGTACAGCGATCCGGACTTTGATGATTGGGACCGTGAAATGGAGGAAGAGGATAGGAAGTTATCCTACGAATATGATCCTGCTGTCTTGCAGCGGCCGAATGCGGATGATAACGATTGGGAAGATGTCGAGTTGTAGAAGGGGGGTGCAATAGATTATGGCAGCGGAACAAACGATTCGGGTGTCGGCCAAGGGCGAATTCGGGCAGCTGCAGCGTGGGTTGAAGCAGCTCCAGCAAGACCTGAAAGGCGTCGCTGGTGTTGTGGACAGAGGGGCCGGCAAAGGCGGATTCTTCGATGAGAAGCAAACCCGCGCGTTGGAGCTATATAAACGTCGGTTTATGGGAACGATGGGGGAAATCAACGCCGAGTTCCGCAAACAGAACGATGTGATTGAGGCGCTGCACAGCAAAATGAGCACGGCGCAGCGGGCAGAACGTGAGGAAATCCGGCAGACCATTGCACAACGCGAGAAGCAACTGGATGTACTCCGTAAGGAGCTCATGACTACAGAGCGCCTGTACAGTAAGCGGTCGAAAGAGGCCGGCTCTTTCCGTTCGCCGTCCCCCCCGGCTCAAAATGAACCTACTACGGTTTCCAGGGGCGGACTGGGTAGTGGAGGGATGTTGTCTGGACTTATCGGCGCTGGTAAGTTTGCACTGGGTCTAGCCGGTCTAACCGGAGTAGCTTCATTGGCTTCAAAAGCCTATGATCTCTCTTACGAGCGGGCTACAGGTTCGCTTGATCTAGCTCAGCGCCTGCGTGGTCAGTCCGGATGGAGCGGGAAGGCAACAGACATGTGGGATCGCTCGGCCGATGTTGGCCGCAAGGATCGCATGGGGTACACGGCAGCAGAATCGTGGGGCTTCATGGAACAATACAGCCGGATTGCCGGTGCGATCAACACGAGCCAACAGCAAGACCTTCTCAAATTCGGTCGTGGGTACGGCTTGAATTCTTCCGAAGTGGCTGGGGTTGTCGGAGCCAATCAGGCGATTGGCGGCACGCAGACCCCAAAGGGGTTCGCTGATGCGATTGCTGGTAGCGTGGCCAAGACTGGGATGACACCGCGTATCTTGGAGGTCATGGAGACCAATAATGCGCTGCTTTCGCAAATGAACACCACGCTGAAGGACGGCTCTTCCAAACAAATTCTTGCCTACCAGACTACACTCGACAAAATCGGTGTTGAAAAAGGCATGACTCAGCTCACCGGCGCCCAGGGTGGGAATATGATTGCTGGACTGGGAGGCATCTTTCAGCCCGGGAACGACAAGTGGAAATGGATGGGGATTCAGGCCCTTCGTAATTATAGCCCGCAGAAATACGGCAAGATGGACCTGTTTGATATGGAAATGTCATACGAAGATGGTCTCATGAACGCCGATAATATCCCGGCTATGGCGAAATACATCCGTAGTCAAACGGGCGGCAACAAGAAGTTGGATAAGTACATCATGCAGCGCTGGCTTACGGATGGTGGATACGCCGCCACAAAAAGGGAAGCTTCCGAGTTCTACGATGCCACTGACGGCCTGACCAAGTTCAGTCCGGATCAGATCGAGTCGCTGAAAAACGGTGCTATTGATTCTGGAACAAAGTATGACGCGGAACGAAAAAGTGATGCCGGACAAGGTTATATGGATGTGGACTCCCGGTTTCAGCATGCACTGGAGCAAGCCGGGCAACCATTGCTTACGATTGTGCAAGGGCTGGAAGAGGACGTAACCTCTTTGCTGGAGAGCCTGAATGATGGGACGGGGCTGGCTGGTGGAACCTTAGAGAAAATCCTGGACTTTATGACTAGGAACCTTGGGGGGCTCGCCACTTCGGAAAACATCATGAAAGTGGTCACTGCCATTGGTATCTTAAGCGCAGCAAACAAACTGGGCGGGGCTATCGGTGCAGGAAAGAGTGCCGCTTCTGGGGTAGGCGGAATGCTGGCTACGGGGTCTAAACTGGTCGGCGCGTCCGCAGCGACCGCCGCCATCTTCGGTCTGCTTGATGGCGTCACTAACAAAGATGAGCACATTAAAGCGGCGAAAGAGGCTGGACTTGACCCGGAGAGCTTAGGACTGGTGGACCGAACGGTCGCAGGCGCTGTCTACGGCGCGGAGAAGGTTACGGGGTATATCACCGGAGAAAAGGCAGACCGCAAAGATGGATACGAGCTGCTGGAGAAAGTGGACCCCGCCGACCCAGACTCCCTTTGGGCTGATAATGCGAGAACGACAGCCAAAAAGAACGCGGACCTGTATCGTAGGATGACCCCAGAGGATCGGAAAGCGCAGGATCACATTAATGCGGTAAGCGCGGCAAACACCCGCAAAGGGGCTAAACAGACCGAAGCGGTGCAGAAGGCGACAAGCGGGCTTCAGGCAGAGTATGACAAGACCTTTGACACCATCTTTAAAGCTGGAGCCGACATCTACGACTGGCTGTATGCCAGTTGGAACGGCGGGAAA